ACAACCATGGCTCATTAGCCCCCAATGGTTGTACGGAATTACCGACCAATTTGACCGGCGTACCGACTGTGATTCTAGTCTGACTGGTATTTTTCAACGTTCTGACTTCATCCGCAAATTCCACACGCTCTTTTCTGCCCGCACTGTTGATGTTGATGTATGGCACAATCGTATTACCACCGCCAGACACTGCAAAATGGTTGCCATGTCGAGAATTACCTTGTTCCTCGAACAACTTGACAGCCTTGTCGATATTGCAGTTCTCGATAGTTACGATAGATTTCTTAGTACCTGTACCATAAGACCCGAAACGGATAGATTCTTCACCGCTGCCAGTGATGAAAATACATTTTGAAATCTTAACTCGGTTTGATTCAGCATTGAAATTATCATGCATAGAGAATGGCAACGTAGTTGATTTGAAGGTGCAGTTTTCAAAGTGGTAACTACCACCGCTACCCATACCAGCCGCATAGGCTTGCGTTGAGTTCCAAACGCCATCCTTGTTTCCGAGGTGTTCAAAGTAGCAATCGATATATCTCATATCATTGTTTGCGTACTGATTATTAGTCTCGTCATGCACTGCATATCGAGTATTTCGGACAGTAATCTTGATATTCTTGATCGTGTTATGTCGCCAAACGTTCAAAACGCTGATACGACTTGACGTGTTACGAGTAGTCTTGCTATCTGGCACATCCATTTTAAGACGGACATCACCGACACCAATGATATTGACGTAGTCTGGTACTTCAATCCCTTGACGTTCGCTACCGTTGTTCTCAACACCACGAAGGAAGTTATCACCGCCCAATTCTTGCAAGATGTCATATTCTCCAGAATGGATATACAAAGTAATAGGGTTGTCAGCACTTCCAGAACCAAGGGCTTTAATAGCTTCGGTCAGTGTGCTGAAATCCCCGGCTGATTTTTTGATGGTGTATTCATTTTTGAGTTTAGGAAATGCGATAGGTGTGTTACTTTCCAAAGCACTAGAGCCATAGTTTAGATTGGGTAGCTTAGCCGCTGCACCAAGACCGCCTTGGATAAGTTTAGAAGGTTGGTCCGCTACTTGTCGTGAGATAAGCAAATAGCCTGTTTCGGTTGGTGTGAAGTCTTCATCAACAAGCCTGTCACCGCTTGAGAACTGCTTTAACTTACGATCATCAATACTGAAAAAGTAAGTAAAGAATCCACGGACACCCTTCAAACCGTACTTCTTGCCTTTTTCGAGATAAAACGGTGGATAGATACCCCATGAAGGCACATCTCCCGTTTGTTTAGCCGTACCGGTGTAATACTTGCCACGGACAAAAGTATTTTCATCGATAAGTTGCTTAATCTCTGTTACAAAATCGAGGTCAGTTGCTTTAACGTCAACCGACAATTTCGGGATTTTGAGTGAAATATAGCCGTCTGGTAGATTATTCATATCAATGTTAGCGGCTGCAATCTCTGCCACTGACGCATTGAAAACTTTAGGCTTAGCGTCGATATTTTGAGTAGATACATACAGAATCGAGTCCTCCATTGGGGTGTATTCTGTAGTAGCTACGGTATCGCTATCAGCCAATTTCTTGATAACCCTGCTACCGTCAGCTGATGTAACGTATGATAACACACCACGGACACCGACGATGTAATAAGTCTTGCCCTTGTACAGATTTACTGGCAGATAGCGGGTCCATGTAGCTGAATCACCGCTGATAATCTTACCGCCATTTTCAACCCAAAATGTACCGGTAATGCGGTCAGTAAGCATTTGTTTGATACCTTGTGCAAAGTCAATGTTATCAGCGGTTACTTCATTACCACCAAGACCACGGGATTGGTAAACGCCCCCTTCTTTCCATGAGCGAGCCCCTTCGTCGTAGTAATACCATTTGCCCGTGTCTTTAGCGACAACGATACCATTAGCACCGTTTGGATATGTGCTACTAATTTCAGATAGCGAGCTGAGGACTGCTTTCGGGGCGTTGGATTCAATCTTGTTAAATTTCTTCTCGACGAAATCAGCACTTGCTTTTCCGTTTAGCGTGTTCTCGATGGTGCTGAGGCGGTCATCAAGGTTGCCTGCAAGCCCACGGGCTTTGATAACTTCCATGCTCGTATTGCCGTTAGTAGCACCGTCAGCGTAGGTCGTCTCAATAGCTTTAGCAATGGCTTCACGAACATCCGCCCCTCTGGTCTTCTTGCGAATAGCCTTGGTCAAAACACTGATGTTCTTAGTATTTTCCAAAGGCGTGACATCATCGTAGAGGTTCAAACGTCCCTCTGCTTCAGTTTCTGGCATGTTTAATTACCTCCATTTAATTCTTGTTGCAACCTAGCAATTTCAGCTTCTACGTCCTTAACCGTTCTAGCACGTTCCTGCTCGTCCATGTTGTACGATGCAAGCTGATTATCATAGTTAGCCTTAGCAGTCAGATAATCAGCGTACTGCTTATCATAAGCCGCAATCTCGTCCGCTGATGCGTTAGGACTAGGCGGTGTAGGTGCTGTTGGTGGTGTTGGTTTTGAGTTAGGTTTGTTCTTGAGTGCTGCAAGTTGGTCTTTAAGAGCCTTCAAGCGTTTTTCCTTGTTAGCCGTTGACGTGTTCTGTTTAACACGTTCGATTGAGTTTTCAGCCTCTTGCAATTGCAATTGATAGGTTGCGAGCGATTGCGATTGTGAACCGATAGTTAGATCAACACTTTGTGGATTTAGAATATCAATTTTTTTCTCTAAAATTTGCAAAGTTTCAATCCCAGATAGAGGGGCGTTGATAATCGGGTGCTTGTTCCCAATTTCAAACTTGTCATACCGGTTATCAATCAAGTAACGCTCTACCGCTGAGATTGTCCATTTTGCGAGTGCGATTTTTTGGTTTCTCAAATACTGCTTACCACGGGCTAAAAGGGTTTTAGGGTCATCAATCTCCGTCCAGATAACAGCCTTACGAATAACACCAAACTCTTTCATCAAATCTTCATCCACTAAATAGGCACTGTTGTTGTTGACATGCCAAATAGTCAACTGCTCCCTGGTAACGTCTGGGCTCTGGTCTTCGTCTGGATGTTCCTTCTGGATATCTGCCCCGATAGGCATAATTTGAGTAGCTAGACCGTCAAAATCAAGTGCACGACTGGCAGATTTGATGTTTTTACCAATTTGAAGGGGCGACTTCTTGTTTTCACCGATTTGGGAAGTCCAGTCCACATATAAGCGAGTGTTCCGCTCGTAAATGGTCAAATATCCCCCAATATTGTTAACGATACGCTCTCGAACACAGTCCCAAGTGCTCTCATATCCAAGATAACGCCAAGGCTTATCGGTCCTACTGTTAACCGTACAAGTGCCAAGATTAATGCGTTTGTAGTCCTCGACCTCGCCGTTTGCAACCCTTAAAATTTCCGTTAAGTAAGGTGCCGCCCCTTGGTTCGGTAATTTCTGGAACCATTGTGCAGAATCGTGCAAGTATGAAAGGAAATCCTCGCACACTACTTTTTGAGCAAAGCCGTCCGTCGTCATTTCGTTAGTAGATGTCAAAACCCTGCCCACAAACTCAACCTTGCCGTCGTAGAGATTGACAACCTCAACGATTGACTTAAACGGCACCATTTTGTTATAGAGAGGGTGCGTAAACGGAATTGCAAAAGAGAACTCATGAATGGTGTTTAGAGCTTGGTTGATTTCACCAACGATGACAGTACCACCTCGGGGGCTGTACGGGTCATGGATAGTCTTGCGTGCCGTAGTGGTACGATTGAGTTTATCCCATCGTCTTGAGTTGAAATCACTCCACCAATAAACAGCGTAACCGCCTTTTTTTCGGATGCTTTTGGGTGGGTCTGGAACGACGATTTTTTCACCACCAACACCAACGAGTTGACCGTTATTGTCGTACACATAGACGTGGGTAAAAAACTCCCCATGCTCGTTATTGTGGTCTGAGACATTAACAGTACAATACCAACTATCCCCCCAACGAACACCGTCATACCAGATAATGTCGTCTTGGTCTGCGACTTTCCCAAAAGTCGGTGAATATTTCTCCGCCCTGCTCCACGTTGGAAACAATACACCTTTGATGCCAGTATCATTGCTGAGGTTTGAGACTTTAACAGCGTAACCAGTATGACTAATGTTAAATACTTCGATTTTACCGCTTGCACTCATGCCATCACCTCATTGTTAAAATGCATGGCAATCGTGCCATTGCCTTTAGCCTTGAAATAGTTAATTCCTTGATAAAGTGTCAATGCAAACTCCCTATTCTCACCACGTTTCAAGTTGTAAATTACGCCCTCTGAATCGGTTAGCGTGATATCTTCGTCGCAATAAATGACTGGACTGATTGAAGTGTCACCAGAATTAACAAAGTAAATTGTCCTTTCTGATTTCGTATATCCAAGTTGCCATTTAGTCCATGTTGAGTCGTCACTTTCAAAATTGAATGTGTCCCATACATCATCGAAGTATTCGTTCTCATGGTAAGCGAACGGATAACACTTAAATGTGATGGTAGCAACCAGATTCTTTTTGATAGGATCGTCAGCTACTTTGATGTGCTTAATCTTACCCATCCAGTAATAGCGTCGGTCATGCGTATCAAATAGCTTTCGTTCTGTCTTAGTCGCCATACGGGACTTAATCTCACGTTCTGCGGTCTTCCTGGACTCGTATTCGGTGAATGGCAGTTTAAACTCGTATGTAATTTCTCTAGGCTTAAACACACGTTCCCCCAAAATACTAGAAAAGTCGAGTTCCCCTTGCATGAAGGGGATAGACTCAACGATTTCCTTCTCTTCTGGCGTTGGTGCTTCACGTTTCTGCAAGTACCACCCAGAGTCCCGACTGTTAAAATCGCCGAACGTGATATATTCTTTAATTTTAGTAATCATAGTCTGTGTCGCCCTTTCAGTGTTTTAATCGTGTCGATGGCGCTGTTGAAATTGTTAACTGTGCCACCGACTAGAGCACCAGTGTCTAACACCATGTTTTGACCTTGTGCCACTTGGTCTTTAAGCTCTCCAAGAGCGTCAATCACATCGCTAAGCAAGCCTGCTGAATGTGCAGCATACGCTTCTTGACGAGCTGAAATCGTTGCGTCTGGCGTCTTATCACGTAAGACTTCCATCTTCA